TTTGCAGCATGACGGAGAGGTGTTACTGCAAAATTCCACAAGCAAGGCCCGCGATACAATGAAATTCTTCGACTCAATGGAAGAACGTATTAAGAAGCATGTGCTGGAGAACACCGGAATTGATGAGGAGATGTACCAGAAAATCTACAAACAGGAATATTATATGTTCCCGGAGGAAGCAAAATCTCTCTGTTGCATTGATTACATCATCGGTCAAGACTGCGATCTTACGGAGATTTTACCGTAAAAATCTATGAATACAAGGAGAAAAAGATATGAATCTGAAAAAGACAATAAAATTTGACATTAAAGAAAAGGGACTTAGAATCTGCAATGGGCAGGTTGTCAATGAGGGTGGTGTAGTTCTTAATCTTGTTGATATGCTGGAGAAGGCATTTGGGGCTGGCCCGTTTGAGTTTTCTGCAACAACCAAGACTGAGGAGAACTACGATCTGGCCGCTACCGATTAATTGGTGGTGATGTCATGGAGAATCATGTCGAATTAACACGGAGGCCCCACGAAACGGAGCTTCAATACATATGGAGGCTCGGATCTGCGAAGGATTCGGGCCTTTTGGATTATACTTGGGATGAATTGGCCGGCGTCTTAAACCGGAACCTTCGGCCAGATGAGGAATGGACAGAATCTGCATACCGGAAAAAGTATACACTCGCAAAGCAACTATACGATGAAATCTTTGCGACGCAGATTGAAAAGGCGTCTACAACATCACAGGATCACGAGGATAAAATCCGTAAACTGGAAATGGCGAAGGTTCAACTTCGCGACGAAAGGCGTTCCTGGGCCGCTCAGAATCGCGTTGCGGCGCGTATCAGCGACCGTCTTGACCAGATTAGCGATGCAGTTCAAAACTTCGGGCAAATGGCGTTTACGGCCCCGGTAGCAGATAATGAATCTGTTGTCGAAGGGAAGCCTTCCTTGATCGTATGTATCAGCGATCTGCACATTGGTGCTTCTTTTAGCAATTATTTTGGTGAGTATAACACTGGAATTGCAGTAAAACGCATGGCAGAGTATGCTTCCAAGGTCAGAGAGATTGCGAAACGGCATAATGTCGGTACAATCTGGGTGGCGCTCCTTGGTGATCTGATCAATGGCAACATCCACTTCACCTCCCAGGTTTCCAATGATGAAAACGTAATCCAGCAGGTTATGGATGCTTCTGAGATTATCTCGTATTTTTGCAATGAGCTTGCGGCAGCCAATCGTGTGAAAATCGTATCTGTACCTGGAAATCATAGCCGACTGGTATCCAATAAGGAATTGGCCGTACATGATGAACGCCTGGATGACCTTATCTTTTGGATCGTACAGAAAATGACACAACATATTCCGAGGATCGATTATGAAGAAAATAAGCTTGACAACGGAATTTTCTCAATCCGGGTCAATAATAACGACTATCTTGGAGTTCATGGAGATATGGATGGAGGGCTTACAAAACAGTCCGTATCAAATCTTGCAGCCATGTTCGGCGTTTTCCCGTATGCAATAATCTCCGGACATAAGCACACTCCTGCATTTTCTGAAATCTGCGGTGTAAAGTGCGTTCAGAGTGGTAGCCTTTGTGGATCCGGCGACGATTATTCAATTGAGAAGAGACTGACTGGATCTCCGAGTCAGACTGTGTTGGTCTGCGATGATCTTGGAATTCAGTGCGTATACAATGTCGAATTTTCTTAAGGATGTGAGCTTATGGAAATGTTAAATCTGGATCTTATTTATAAGATTTTAATGACAATCGTAGCAGTTGGCTTTGGCGGCCTTTGCTATTACTTTAAGACTAAACAGGGTCTGGCCCAGTTGGCAGAATCTGCAATCAATAAAGCAGAAGAGCTTTATAAGGATGTAACAAAAGCTGGCGGTCAGAAATTCCAGTATGCTGTGGATATGGTTTACGATCATATTCCCGTGCAGATTCGTTGGATGATTTCAAAAGATATGATCGCGGAAATTATTCAGAACGTGTTTGACCGCATGGAGGCTTATGCTAAGATGCAGCTTGATAAAGCAGTGGATACTATTTCTGAGAAGAAGTAGAGATTGCTGTGGTTACCCATCTATCCAAGTGTAGACTGGGCTGAGATTTTGTTCATCTTCTGATGGGCGTTTTTGTACATTGTCATTTCTGGGACTCGTCGGGTTCCTTTTTGGGAGGGTATTCTACTTTCCTCCTATCTTGGTTGTTAGCTCAGTTGGTAGAGCACTCGCCTGATATGCGAATGGCCGGCAGTTCAAGTCTGTCACAACCAATTTAATGCAGCTTTTTGCATGAAAAAATGGAAAGAAGGTGAGGTCACCTTGGCTTATCTGAAACAAGCAAAGTCAGAGAGCGACCTAAAAAAACTCACTTTGTCTGGAGTCAAAAAGGCATATCTGGAATTGGCTTCGGACTACAATAAAATTGTCGAAAACGATTATCTTTATTGTCATAAGTGCAACAGCTTCTTATCTAAAGGTGTTTTCTATACTTCTAGCGATTTCGCATCCGGATACTTCCCAGTATGTAAATCATGTTTACTCCAAATGGTGGAACAGCGGACCAATAAAGATGAACCATCAAGGGAATCAAAGGAAACCGTGAAAAAAGTTCTACGATTTATGAATCTTCCGTATATCGATAAGCTTTATGAGAGTTCAAAAGAATCTGCCATGAATGGGATCGGCAATACTCCGAAATCTCCATTTCTTGCCTATCTTATTCCAATCAAATCCCTCCCCGCTTACAGGGGGCTTACATGGGATGATTCGCAGTTTGAACCTGGCACTTACTCTGAGGATGAAGAAGTAAAACTCAATGATGCTACAATCCGTGCCGGCAAAAAACGGTTCGGGTATGGCTTCACAAATGAAGATTACATGTTCCTGGAGACAGAATACCAGGATTGGATCACACGATATGAGTGTGAAACGAAAGCCCAGGAGGAATCCTTCCAGCGTCTTGCACTTAAAAAATGGGAACTTCGTAATGCCACTCAAAAGGGAATGAACACGAAGGATCTGGACAAAACATATCAAGAATGGTTAGGTACAGCTAATGTACAGCCACGCCAGAATAGTCTTGATACGATGTCGAATGCCCAGACGCTGGGGACTTTGATCCAGAAGTATGAAGAGACGCGGCCGCTGCCGGAAATTGATCCGGAGTTACAGGACGTAGATAAGATCGGGCTGTATATTGACGCTTTCTACCGTGGCCATGCCTGTAAGATGTTGGGCCTCAAGAATCGTTTCTCCAACATTTATGAACGAATCATGTCGAAATACACTGTGAAACCGCCAGAATACGACGAAGAAGATGAAAGCGAAACCATCTTCGAGAAAGTCTTTGGCACTAAAGATGAGTAGGCGATGATTACCTATGGCAGCAGCTACTAAAACAAAGAAAACGTCTACTAAAACGATCAAGGAAGTATACAAAGACAAATCTGAACGCTTAATGGAAGGTGTCGGCTACTGGGCTTCTTATTATAGGAAGAACCCACAACGCTTTGTGGCTGAATATCTGAACATTCAGCTTAAACTCTTCCAGAAAATCCTCATCTATATGATGATGGTCAGCACGAACTTTATGTATATTGCAAGTCGTGGATCGGGTAAAACGTGGCTTGTATCCTTGTATTGTGTTGTGCGCTGTATCTTGTATCCAGGCACAAAGATATGTATTGCATCCAGTCGAAAAGAACAGAGTTTAGAATGTATTACAAAAATCGTCGAAGACTTCCTAAGCAATTATAGTTGGGGATCTGTGAACCTACGCGCCGAAATTAAAGAATGGTCCACCAGTATAAATGGCGCATATGTCAGATTCCGTAATGGTAGCTGGATCAAATGTGTTGTGGCCAGTGACTCGGCCCGACATAATAGAGCAAATATTGTGGTAGTTGATGAATTTAGGATGGTCGATCTCAATATCATTAATACTGTTCTGAAAAAATTCTTAACTGCTCCAAGATCTCCCGGTTATCTTAATAAGCCGGAATATAAGCACCTTGCAGAAAGAAACTGCGAAATGTATATGTCTTCTGCCTGGTTTAAAGCTCACTGGAGTTATGCAAAGCTTCAAGCGTATTTTGTCAATATGCTTGATGATTCAAAGAAATATTTCTGCTGTGGACTACCATATCAGCTTGCGATCAGAGAGGGACTGCTCTCGCGTGAACAGGTTGAAGATGAAATGTCTGAGGCAGATTTCGATCCTGTCTCTTTCTCCATGGAGATGTCCGCCGAATGGTACGGCGACACGGATGGAGCATTCTTTAAATTCGATGATATTTCCAATCGTAGAAAGCTTAAGACGGCCTTCTACCCTCTTCAAGTTTACAGAAATCATAACCTAAAAACCCCAGAACTTTCACTGAATGAAAAACGAATCCTGTCTGTGGATGTAGCGCTTATGGCTTCCAAGAAGCATAAAAATGACGCGGCCTGTCTGATTATCGATAGCGCCATTCCAACAGAACACAATGACTACATAAACAACTTCGTCTATGTGGAAACCCATGAAGGTCAGACCACAGATGAACTGGGTCTATTGGTAATGCGACTCTTCTATCAGTACAATTGCACCCATCTTGTCCTGGATACAAACGGAGCCGGTATTGGAGTATACGACTTCATTATTAAGGATCAGTATGATCCGGACTATGGAGTAACGTATGCATCTATGACCTGTATCAATGATACAAACATGGCAGACAGATGCAAAGTGAAGAATGCTAATCGTGTTGTATGGTCCATTAAGGCTACTGCGGATTTCAACACCAGGGCCGCACTTGCATTAAGAGCTGGATTCCAGAATGGTCGTATCAATCTGCTGAAGTCCGAATTCGATGCCGAGGAGCTTGTTAAAAAGATTCGCGGCTACTCAAAGATGACTCCGGGCGAACAGTCCATGTTGAAACTCCCTTACCTTCAGACTTCGTTCATGATTAATGAGCTTATCAATCTGGATCATGAGGTCAAGGGAACCAATATCAAGATTAAGGAACGTCCGGGTATGCGGAAAGATAGATATTCTGCTCTGGAGTATGCATATATGATTTCACAGGAACTTGTCATCAAGGAAAAACCACGAACTGAAATTAAGGATCTGGTGTCTGCCCTTACAATCCGTAGT